GTTAACACACTTCCTTGTGTGCTAAATCCTGTTGTTTGTTCTACGTCATTGACAAATACATGTCTGTTGTGGTCTTCATAAATTACTTGTTCACTGTAATTATCGTAACCACTAAAAATTGTTTGTCCTGCTGTTGCAGTAAATTGATAGTATCCGTGTCTTGTTCCTGCCTCTTGGAAGAGTTCATCACCAGCAGAACCGATTTCACCAAATGCGCCATCGCCAGCTGTTCCACGATTATCAAAGATGACTAAATCACCACCTTCATATCCTGAACCACCAACTTCGATATAGACAGCATCTACTGAACCCGTTTCAATTCCTTCTACTACTGAGGTAGCAAGTCCTACGTTGGCATCATCCTTTGCACCAACAAAATGAATCTTATCATTAACTGAGTACAAGGAACCACTTGAAGCAGTTGAATCTTCAAGAAGTACGCCACCACCATCCTCTAATAGGGTATCGCCATCTTCGTGACTTAAGTATATTGAAGAACCGTTTGTATTGAATCCTTGAATAATACCCGATACTGTTCCCGATTTCTTTTCTTTAGTATCTCTATCCATCAGTTCAATCAGAGAACCGTTTTGGAATTCTTTACTTGCAACATTTGTTATGTCGAGAGAATAGAGTGTATCTGAGCCAGGTTCGGGATAAACTAAATTTACAATACCCTGAGCATATATAACACCCCCCGAAGCATATTCGGTAATTGTGTCTGTTGGTTGGGGAGCGTCTCTTTCAAGAGGAACATTAACCACCATTCTTCTTGATGAACCATAAGAAGATTCACTAGACTTAATGGTGTTATCGTATGGGTACTTAACCTCTGCTTCCTGCCCGTATAGAAGTCTTAAAAGGAATTTTAATGATTCAGGCGAACCTTTCTTTTGGTAAAGGTCTCTGATATGTTTTATTGTACTTCTCTTGTTAGAGTTTAAACTACTATCAAGAGAGGGCATGAAATCTTTTTGGAAGTATGTTAAAAACTCTTCCGTTGTTGTATCGACATCGGAGTATTCTAAAAGTTTGTTGTTAGCACGAATTGAAGACTCTTTGTAAGTAGAAACGATACCTTTCTGTTTACTTGTTCTCCCTTCTACAACTTCATTCGGTTTAAAACCGTATCCTGAAATAGTCTTAATAAACAATGTGTTTGCATTAACGACTTTAATTTCTGCAACAGTTTTTGAATCCAAACCAACGATATACTCACCCGCTCCGAATGGGTCAGAATCAATGTTAGGATTATCTGCTGTTCGTTCCAGTAATATTTTATTAGCATCTTGAGATGATGGGAAAACGGTAGCAGTTTCATATATAAATCCACCACTACCATCTTCTGCACCAAGGCAATCATGTGTCTCTTGAGATTTTAGAACTATTGTTTCATGTTCTAGAAACTCAAAATAAGCTTTTAGGAAAGCGACAAACTCTGGCGACTCTGCCGTAACAAAGTCGGGAATTAGACTATTAAGTCTAGGTATTAGTTTGTCAACATTCCCAATACTCATATTAAGACAATGTTACCGTACTTTCAAAGTTCGCTAAAACATACCACTTAGAACCATCCCAAATCAAAATAACCGCATCACCCTGTGTTGATTGGGAAATTTGATTAGATGAAGATGTACCACTACCAAAATTTGTTACAGTAATGTTGGCTACATGTGAACTAGCTGGTTCAGTCTTTTGATAAATCAATTTCAACTGACCAACGTCAACACCGTTGTCCAACGTAAATGCAACGTTACCTGAAGCACCTGATAGGTCGATTGCAGTTGCAAAAGAACTAGCAAGGTTACTTGCAGTTGCCGTTAAGGTTGTGATATCGTCTACTGCTAAATGCGTAGGGATATTTTCAAAAAGTTGAGCAATTGTCATCTTTTTGTTGACGGGTGTTCCGCCTGGGTTATCAACGATGTGAAGTAAATCATCACCCCCGATGTCTGCGTCTGCTACTGCAGTTAACGCTGATATTTTCTTATCTGCCATTTGAATTTTCTCCTATTATTATCCAATTGAATGGTAAACTACTCATGGGATTCATGACCGCTTTATCCATAGTTAGTAAGATGAGGTTGATGTTGGAATATATCCTACACCAGCACTCGATTCACCGCTTGCAACGGTGTCCAATTCACTTGTGACCTTGATATCAGCAGAAGAAATATCGATTAACGAACCTCGTTTAGCAATAACATCATTTGAATTAGGTATTAAAGTGAAATCAATCGTATTATCTGAATTAACCGTTGTGGTTATAATCAGAGAATTGACTGATATTTTACCAGTGCCATAATCGACAGTCCCCGCTTCATTATCTTGATAGATTCTTGTAGAACCTGATAAGAAAAATCTTCGGAGTTTGCCAGTCCCATCATCATCAAAATACATGATGTTGGAATTGCCACTAATGTAAAATCCTGTTGTGTTTGTAACACCACCAGCAGATGCGTTGTATCCGCTTGATGGATTATACAAAGGGTTACCAAAGTCTACTGTTAGTCCAGCATTTTGACCTAGTAACAAAACTTTCTTTTTAAGTTTTAAACGTATGTTAGAGATATTAGATAAAATCGCACTATCAGTCGTATCAATCTGATTCAGTAGATTTGAGTGTCTAAAAATACTATCAAAGTTGTTTAGATTATCTCTATCGTATGTTACGATTGTGTCCTTAACCATGGTCTCTAACTCGCCACTTGTTAAATCTGTTGATTTTTCGTTGTACTTAAATATAGTAGTGACCATAATCTTGATGATTTCGGGGTCTACTATTTCGGGTCTAACTGTAATAACGTTAAGTCTATTTAGGTTGTTTTTAACCAATTCTTTTTCTACGTCAGACAGATAGTCACTGTTTAAAGGTTTGATAGCAACAAATACTTTACCGTATACAGGTGGGTCATTATCTTCACCACCCCATACTGCAACTGCATCTGCATTCGGGTAATACTCACTGACCTTTGCTTTATAGTCATTCAATGTTACCAGTCTGTTTTGTGAAGAGTAGAACTTTGTTGCTTTAAATTTAATTGATTCTACAGACTCTTTTTCTGCACCACCAGCTGCGGGTGAAGTAGTTGTAATTACTGAATCTGAAAACCCATTGATTGTATCTAAGAGTGAAAACTTGGTTGCACCGTTAGCATGTATTGTGTTTACAATAGTATATCTAACAGTTATAATATCACCGTCTTTGAGTTCCTCACCAATACTTCCATCACCAAAATAGAGTTCAGTAAATCCGTCTTCGTTTTCTTGAGTGAAGTATACCTTACTGGTGGATAGAACATTTGAAATATCACTTGCAAGTGCGTATGCAGTTGATACCCCGCCAGAGTTAACTGAAACGGTCATTGCTTGTCTATCAACTCTTGCTTGACTTAATACAAACTTAGGATTGGGTTCCTGTCTATCGTAAACAAATACGTCACTTGCATTTAGTCCCTGTTTCAATTGCACATTCGTATACGAAAAACTCTTACCATTTGCTTGGGGTGTTACACCCGCATAACATACAAAGGTATAACTTTTACCATCATATACTGTGTTGAATCTTGCCCCTGCTGGGATTGTCATTTCGTTTGCACTTGGATATGTGCCATCGGGGTTTCTTACATTGTTTACTGTAATATCACAAATTGCTGTAGCAGCTGATTCTGAAGCAGGGATAAAACCTAAATCTTTTGCACGTGATACCACGTTCTTTCTAATTTGTGCAGAATCCAAAAACAATTCTGAAGCTGCAATGTTTGTATTTACTGCACCAATGTGCGATGAATATGCGAGTAAATCTACCAACATCGAAAGTGTCGAACCCTCAAAGTTATAATCTTTTAGACTATCCTGCCCTTTTAAGTAACTTTTTAAATTTTGGCTTATGTCCTCAAAATCTAAATCAGTTACGTTTAGGGATGAACTTTTTACTGTTGACATTTGGTTTCCTCTATCTCGCTCTCGTTATGGTGAAATCCATCTCTTGGGATTGAGCATTATTTTTTATGTTATAAAATACTGTTATATTCAGTTCGTTTCTATCGGACACCTCACCAAATGCTATCTTAACATTCTGTACCCTAGGTTCAAAATCTTCAATTATCTTTTTTATTTTAGATGCCGAGCGGTTTTGAGCTCTAGGACTACTATTTTCAAATAACTGATTTCTGATATTAGAACCTAAACTTGGTTTGAAGGGTCTCTCATAAAAGTTGGTCAGAACTATATTTCTTACTGAACGTCTTATTGCGTCACTATCATACTTAATAGTAACGTCTCCAGTAATTGGATGTGGTTTAAATCTAAAATCTATATCTGAATAAATTCTAGAATTTGCAACGTTCTTTGCTTCTGATTTTAAGTCTGCCATACTTCTATTTATACATCAACAGCATATGTCTATGAAGGTTTCTTCGTTTCAGCTGGAGCGCCCGAACCTGCTCCACCAGCACCACTGAAGTAGTTGTGCGTATGAGTTGCAAGTGTTGGCGAGTTTCCTGCCTTAGTATCAATATCACCATCGGCACTAATTGTTGATTCGTTTGTTTGTTTACCTGTAATATGAACTGTACCGTCCACTGTTAAATCCGTAGTCATCAAAGTCGTGGGTGAAGTAAATGTGGTGTCACCTACTACATTAGCATTAAGTGTTCCACCTATTTGTGCGTCAACTAGACCTGTTATATTTGCAGTTACATCTCCACCTACGGTTGCATTTACATTTCCGTCTACCATTAGGTCTGTATGACCTGCTACATAGATATCTGCATTACCTGTTGCTACTGCAATTCTGACATTACCCTTTTCGATAGATACGTCTACGTCACCACCGACAATTAGTTTGTTATCTTTTGCAACAACGGTATAGTTGTCATTAACAATTCTAGTTACCTGAGACCCATCAGGATGTATTTCATAGAACGTTCCACTTCTATGTTCAAGTGCTATACGTTCTGCACCAAGGGTGTCATCAAGTTCAATGATATGACCCGACTCAGTAGTCATTGATTTGTTATAGGGGTAAACAGGTTTAGCGGGTGATACTGGGAATGCCCATTCCTCATCCACTATTCTTTTCTTTGTATTATCTGTAAAGATTTCTTTTGTGTTTACATGTTTTAGATTCTCAACTTCGGGTTCTGAATTTGTAATTGTCTGAGTTGATTCTTTAAGTTTTGTAAAACTTCTATGGGTGTATGTTGCGATGCCTGTTGTGTTATCATTTAAATCTGAAGCATCATAATACTTGG